CGATTTCCCTCATCGAATACAACGAAAGCGGTGGCCCTGACCCAGACGATCCATACAACGCGCTTGTCGGGAACGAGGCGGGTGATAAAGGCATGACCGTCGAGACGCTCGACGGCGGCACCGTCCGCTATTTCAAGAGCAACAGCGGCGGCAAGATCGAGACGCTCGTCAACAACCGCCCTGGCAATCCATTCTTGGATTTCCACGACCGCTTGCTCAAGTCCGCGTATGCAGGCCTTAACTGGCCTTATGCTTTTTACAACGGCCACGGAGTCGGCGGCGGCACCGCCCAGCGCACCGAGATTGCCATGGCCCAACGCTCCATAGAGGACCGCCAGGATCTACTTTGCTATGCCGCCAAGCGCATCGTTTCCTACGCAGTCGCCAAGGCACAGAAGCGCGGCGACCTCCCGCAGTCTGCCGACTGGTGGCGGTGGGATTTTTCCTTCCCGCCTAAGCTCACCATCGACGACGGCCGCGTGATGAAGGAGTTGGAATCAAGCTACAAGCTCGGATTCAAGTCCGCCTCCGACATCACCGCAGCGATGGGCAAGGAATACAAGGACGTCATCCGCGAGAAAGCCGAGGAGGCCGCCACCCGCCAACTCATCGCCAAGGAAGTTGGCGACAAATACGGCATCAGAATTGAACAGCGCGAGCTGGTTATGCTCACGCCTAACGAGCAATCAGAACAACAGGCCTCCGCGCAACAAGTGGATGAGAACGGCGATCCAATCGAAGATGACGAAAACGGCGACCGCATGAAGTTCGACAACCTCAAGGCAAAGTTTGACGCATACGGAGTCGCCGTCCGCGCCGGAGCCATCACCCCTTGTGATGCTGACGAGGACGAGTTCCGCAAGGAGGCGGGACTTCCTAGCATGACTCCAGCCGTCAAGGGCGCATGGAAGGAAGACAAAGGATTCCGCCGCCCAATCACTCTAGCACAAGCCGGGGGCACTGCTCCCGGAGGATTCGGAAAACCATCACCACCCATGGAACAATGAAACTGATTGAGATCGAAAACCGCGCCGGGAAGCTCCGGCTCAATGACGGCGTCCACAAGGACTCCGCCGACAAACTGATCGAGGAACTTGATGCACTCTACGGCCCGTCCGCAGTCGGCATCATGTCCATCAACAACGTGGTCTGCGCTGCCGACGCCGCGCTCGAAAGCGTCGAGGTGGAAATCAACAGCCCAGGCGGCAGCGTCTTCGAGGGCCAGCGGATTTACAACGCGCTGCGCGGCATCTCCGCCCGTGGCGTCGAGGTGACGACCACTGTCAACGGACTCGCTGCTAGCATGGGCAGCGTGATCCTCATGGCCGGCGACAAGCGGCAAATGACCAACGGCTCGCGCATCATGATCCACGAAGCCTCCACCATCGCTTGGGGAGACGCCCGCACCATGCGCAAAAACGCCGACCTGCTGGAAAGTATCAGCTCCGAGATCGCGGGCATCTATGCCGACCGCACCGGCGGGGAGTTGAAAGCAATCCGCAATCTCATGTTCGCGGAAACCTGGATGACAGCCGACGAGGCGAAGGCCAACAGCTTCGTGGATACCGTCATCAAGGACGGAAAAGCCAAGGCCGAATTTGACACCGAAGGAAAAGGCAATATGAGCATCCTCGCCAAACTCTTCCCCGGCAACGACCAAGTTGCACAACTCGAAGCCTCGCTTGCTGAAGTTGAAACCCTGAGCGCCACCCTCGAATCCGCCCAGGCGAAGATCGTGGAACTGACCGGCCTCTCGGAAGTCAATGCGCAGCTCCAGACTGATCTATCCGACGCGCAAGCCAAGGTTTCAGAATTCGAAGCCAAGGTCGCTGAATACGACATCAAGATCGCAGAGGCCGCCGCCGCCGCCGAAGTCACCGCCGAAAAGGTCTCCATCAAAGCCGCCGAGCTGCTCGCCAGCCAGGGCCACCCGGCCCCGGTCAACCTCACCGGCGACACGGGTGAAGCAGGCGGCAAGACCAAGACCCGCTCGGAAATCGCCAATCTCAAGCCCGCAGAAATCAAGGCTTTCATCAAGGCCGGCGGCAAGATCACCGACTGAACACTCTCCTAAAACCAATCAACTAACTACCCAATCCCATGGCTAACACCCTCACGAATCTAATCCCCCTCGCCTACGAAGCCCTCGACGTGGTTTCCCGCGAAGTCACCGGCTTCATCGGAGCCGTCAACCTCGACTCCTCGGCCGATACCATCGCCAAGGACCAGACCATTTACAGCCCGGTCGCTCCGGTCAATACGACCGGCAACATCACGCCGGCCATGACCGTCACCGCCGCCAGCGACCAGACCATCGGCACCAAGTCGCTAGTCATCGACAACTACAAGTCATCCGGTTTCAACTGGACCGGCGAGGAAGAATTCGGCGTCAGCTCCGGCGGCCGCCTTGAGGCCATCATGCGCGACCAGATGGCCCAGTGCTTCCGCGTCCACATCAATGAGATCGAATCAGCGCTCGGCCTCGCCGCCAAAAACGGCGCGTCCCGCGCGATCGGCACCACTGCCGGCACCGCTCCAGTCCTCGCCGACTTCGCAGGCGCCCAGAAGATCCTCACCGACAACGGCGCGCCAATGACCGGCCGCTCGGTGGTGATCGACACCACTGCTGGCGTCGCCCTGCGCGGCACGTCCTCGCTCTACAAAGTCAACGAAGCAGGCGATTCCGGTCTGCTCCGCAACGGCGTCCTCGGCAGCCTCTACGGCTTCGACCTCCGTGAATCGGCCGGCATCTCCAGCGCCACCGCCGGAACCGGCGCGAGCTACACCACGACTGCCGCTGGCTTCGCGGTTGGCACCACCTCCATCCCGCTGATCACCGGCACAGGCACCGTCCTCGCAGGCGACATCGTCACCTTCGCAGGCGACGCTAACAAATACGTCGTCGCCGCCGGTGTTTCCGCACCCGGCACCATCACCCTCGCGGCCCCAGGCCTGCGCGTGGCGATGAGCGCCGCCACCAAGGCGATGACGATCTTCGGCACCTCCGCCCGCAACATCGCACTCAGCCGCAACGCCATCACCCTGGCGACGCGCCTGCCGAAGTTCCAGGCCGGAGACCAAGCCGCCGACCGCTACGTGATCACCGACCCCGTCACCGGCATCGCATTCGAGATCACGATGTGGCCCGGCCAACGGATGGTGAAATACGAGGTCTCGATTGCTTACGGCATGTCCGTAATCAAGCCCGAGCACCTCGCCGTCATCATCGGGTAATCTCTGTCTGGTTGTATCATGTCAGCCGCCGCTCTGGGAAACCGGGGCGGCGGTTTTTTTTGACTCCCGGCGTCTAGCATGAGCATCCTCGATGATTTCCTCCTAGCTGGTAACGACGAGATCGACAGCGACTTCGGCACCTCAACCATGGTCTGCAACGGGCAGACGTTTGATGTAGTCATGGACTCCGAGCGCAAGAGCTACGATGGCGCGCTAGGCGGCATGGAGAGTGACATCAGCGCCAATGCCACCGCGCAGCCGCGCCACCTCTCCAACCCCCGCGGCATGCTCCAGAAACGCTGCACCGTGGATGGCATCAGCTACCGCGTGGCCGAGGTCGTCACCGGCCCGGTCGCCATCCATTTCACACTAACCGACTCCAGCGACAGCCGATGATTGACGTGAAGGTAGAGATTGACCGCGCCACCCGGGACAAGATGGAAGATGTCCTGCGGATGTTCGCGGCGGTGATGGATAAGACCGTCGAGGACGGCATCAACCAGATCGCCCGCGGCGCGGCTAAACAACTAGCAATCAAGGTTCAACCGTTTGGCATCAACGGCAAGGCGAAAGATCTACTTCACGGACTCGTCGCCAAGCAGGCGCACCGTGCCATCAGCAACGCCAACGTCCAGGGCATCGAAGGCACTGCCGCCAGCGTCCACACAAAAGCCCGCGACCGCCGTGGCAGAGTCCCTAAGGATCTCGAGACGCGGGGCAAGTTCAAGCGAAGCCCCATCTCATCTTCTGAGAGAAACGCGCACGTCGATAAGCAGGTCAAGAAGATCGGCCAGGCCAAGGCGGCGTGGATCGAGGCCGGCGAGAAAGTCGATGGCAAGAAAATCACCGTTCAGAAATGGCTGCGGACTCACGTTGGCGGCGGCTTCGGATCTGCCACGAAGAAGGACAAGGGGATGAACTACTCCGTCGAGTTGGAAAATTCAACGCCCTACATCAAGAGCATCCAGTTCACCGAAGACACTGCCGCCGCTGTGGCGACCGCACTTAAAAGCGGGTTCAAGTGGATGCAGACTAGCATCGACAAGCAAATCGAAAAAACCAACCAGGACCTATGACCACCACCCAACGCATCAAGGACACCCTCGTTTCCTACCTGACAGAAAACTCGCCGGCGGACTCAATCATGGTGGCTGACGCCACCGCCCGCGAAACCTTCTCCCTACCCTGCCTGGTGGTGGATATCCAGGGCAGCACCGCCCACTCCGCCGCGCTGCACATGGTCTCCACTGCCGAGGTCACCATCACGCTGCGGGCGCACACCGGCGACGAGTCGGAGGCGGACATCGCCGCGTGGATCGACCAGATCGAAAGCCTCTTTTTCGACCAGTCCGCGATGCTCGCCGCGCTCAACCAGTCGGACGTCATTTTCTGGGAATGGACCTACAACGGCAGCTCCCAGAACTGGGACGAAGCACTGCTTGAGGTGACCTTCACCGCCGCCTGCACCTTCGGCCGGATTTGACATGCCACGACGGGTGAACACTCACCCTCATGGCAGCAACTATCTACACTTCCGCCGCAGCCGCAGATCTTCAATACGGCATCACTAACGAGACCGGGATCATCCTGACCTCATTCTCCCGCAACGTGCAATCCGTTAAAACGGAAGTGCGCGATGCAGTCAACGACGTGGTCGCCGTCGCGCATTCCGGCCTGACCGCAGCTATCTCGCTTGAGGGCTTCGTCAACGGGACCGTGACCATGGATGTCGCGGCACTCCTCACGCTCA